TAGGACTGAAAAGTTTGGTAAATCTTTAGCTGACTTTGATAAAAACTTTATAGACCCTATACGTGCAGAGTTAATTGCTGCTAGTACTAAACGAGGAATGGGTAAAGAAGAAGCTATTAGAGAAGCTGACCTTGTAGCTGACAGACTAAGACACATGCATAAACGTGTTACTGGTATTGAAACTCCAAGAATTAAAAATCAAAAAGCTTCTGTAGCTAATGACTTTTTAAAACTAACACAACAAATGGCTCACCTTCCGTTTGTAACTTTATCAAGTATTACAGAACCTTTTATTCTTTATAGTAGAGCTGGTATAAAAGATGCCCCACAAGTAACTGTTGATATATTTAAATCAGTAGGTAAAGAAGTAGGAAATAATGTAGATAAAGTAGTTAGAAGTATTAAAAGAATGCAAGGTAAAACTACTAAAAATATAGATTCTTTTACAGGTTTAAAAGAACTAGACGATGCTGATTGGAAAGAGTTATATCAAACAGGGTTAGGATTAGAACAAGCTGTACAAGAAAGATTAGCTGGTTTAGTTGGTGAAGCTATGGATAATAGTTTAATTAAAAATACATCTAATGCATTTTTTAAAGCTACGTTTCTTAGTCAATGGACAAAGTCTGTACAACTTGCAGCTTTTACTACAGGTAAAAGATTAATTAAACAAAGAGCACAAGCTTTGTATGAACATCAAAATGGTAAAAAATTAATTAAATTAACTGGTGATAGTAAAACATCTACTACTAGATACTATAGAGACCAGTTAAATGATTTAGGTATTGATGAACAAGAAGCAATAGATTGGTATAAAAAATCTTTAGATAGTAATGGAAACTTTAGTCAAAGTTTAGCAGAGTCACAAGATTTTTATATGGACAAACTTACTTCAGGAGCTAATAGATTTTCTAAAGAAATTATTTTAAATCCAAGTACTGCAGAAGCTAATAGACCTTTGTGGTTTTCAAATCCAAGTGCTCAACTATTAGTACAGTTTGCTGGATATCCTACAGTATTTAGTAATACAATCTTAAAAAGATATGCAAACGAAAGTATAAATAACCCAGCACAAGTTATGCCTAAAGTAGCAATGACAACTATAGTTATGGCTTCTATTGCTCACTTAGGAAATACATTAAGAAGTCAAGGTGAAAATTTATATGACTATGAAACTGGTGAAAAGAAAGATGATGCTGAATTAGTATTAGAAGCTGTTAGAAGATTTGGTGGTTTAGGTCCACTTGATTATGCTTATAAATATGACCAAGATAAAGATAGAAATGTTGGTCAAGTAGCTGGATTATTAAAAACTTTTGCTGGTCCACTACCACAAGATGTTATGGATGCTGTTTTATTTAGACGAGGCTTTGCTGAAGTTGGTGTACAAAACGTACCTTTCTATCAAGCATTACCTTCTGAAACTAGAAAAGCTATGCGTAAATTTGGTAGAGAATTAGACAAAGGTAAAAAAATAGATGATGATAAAAAAGATAAAAGAGTTTATTATTATGCTAAAGGTGGATTAGTTTATGATGTACCTAAAGTAGGAATAGAACCAGATGAAAGACAAGACCGAATGACAGGAGTGCCTTATGATGAACAAGCAGGTTCAATAATGAAAGATGAGGAAGAGAGAGGGATATCTAAACAAATGGAGGATTTGTTAAAATGAATGTAGAAGAATGCAAAGCACAAATAAAAAGACACGAAGGTGAGGTCCTTGAAATCTATGAAGATAGTTTAGGCTATAAAACTTTAGGTATAGGACATCTTTGTCAACCACAAGACCCTGAGTATGATTGGGAAGTAGGAACTAAAGTATCTCAAGAAGTTGTAGATATGTATTACGAAGAAGATTTTAAAAAACATTACATAGAAGCTAAACATGTGTTTGGAATAAACGAAGACTGGGATGGATTACCAGAAGATATCCAACATGTATTAGTTAATATGTGTTTTAATCTTGGAGGCTCTAGGCTTTCTAAGTTTAAAAATATGTTACGAGCTTGTCGAAGACATGACTGGAAAGAAATGGCTGTACAAATGGAAGACAGTCGTTGGTTTAGTCAAGTAGGTAGACGAAGTGTTGAATTACAAAATATAGTATTAGGAGTATGAAATGAAAGGTTTATTAAAAAATATAGTTGGAGCTGTTGCACCTACATTAGGAACTGCATTAGGTGGACCAATGGGAGGCATGGCAGCAAACATGATAGCTGAAGTCTTAGGAGTACCTAATACACCTAAAGCAATAGAGAAAGGAATAGCAGAAGCTACACCTGAACAAATGCTTGAGCTTAAAAAAGCTGAACAAGCTTTTGAAGTTCAGATGAAAGAGCTGGATGTTGATGTATTTAAATTAGAAGTAGCTGATGGTCAAGATGCTAGAAGTAAATTTAGCAAAGATTGGACAGCTCGTATTATGGGTATATCTGTAGTAGGTGGATTTATGGGCTATATATTTTTAGTTACCCTTCAACCACCAGAGCAAAACTCAGAAGCTCTAATTAATTTAGTACTAGGCTATCTTGGTGGTCTTGCTAGTGCTGTCATTAGCTTTTACTTTGGTGCTTCAAACACCAGCAAAGACTAATGGAAGACGGTGGAAGTCATTGGTACGAGGACAAAAAAAAGGAAGAGACAAAAGAAGAAGAAACACATCCTAAAGGCTGGTATTGGTGTCCAGAACGTAGGGATTATTTTAGGTACAAAGAATGGCTGAATTTATAAGTTTAATAAACGAGGTAGGCTTTCCAATCGCAGCAGCGTTAGGGTTAGGTTTGTTTATATGGAAACTTATCAATAGAATTATTGATGGTATGGAAACAAAACTAGATACTTTAGATGATAAAGTACAAGCAAGTTTAGATACAATGGAAGAAAGAATGTCCACTAAATTAGATAGTCAATATGGTATTATAGTTAGTTTGATTGATAGAGTAAGAGCAATGGATAATCAAAGTATTAGACAGGATGTTCTACTTAAAACTTTATTAGGAGCACCAAACCTTATAGAGATAGATAAAATTGCAAAGGCAGATAGAGATGACCAAAGAAAAGATTGAAGATATACACCCAATGACACAAATTACTATTGCTTCTATAATACAAGTATGTGTATTAGCATTAATGTTTTTGTCTATGTTTTTTATTAATATAGCTTTTGCAGATGAAATGGTACACAAGTTTAAGTCACCATCTTTCAATGGTAATAATACTAGCTCACATTATCTTACAATAGAAAACCAAGAGTTCAATCGTAAGATGACTATTAAAGAAGAGTTAAA